CGAAGGATTAGAAGAGATCTTCTATAATTCTTCAGGTTATAATATTCACTCAATACCAAATGTATTTGACAAGAATACTAATGGCAAAGGTAAATGTGCATTCTTTTTCGGAACATATCTTAACTATGATGGCAAGATGGATAAGAATGGAAATTCTAATGTCATTGGAGCATTAATAGGGATTAACAAAAAGAGATCTATAATTAAATATGGATCATCAGATGTTAATACAATAGTACAAACCAAAGCAGAGGAGCCGATCACTCCGCAAGAAGCAATCATGCGTACAGAAGGCTCAGCCTTTCCTGTTGCAGATCTAAGAGATTATCTTGAAGACATTGCTCCTGATCTTAATACATTTGTAGATTCTCACTGGGTAGGATCTCTTACTTATGATGAAGAAGGATTTACTAAATGGCTAAACGATAATAGAAAACAACCAATTAGAGACTTCCCTTTTAAAGTAAAGGGAGGTGTTAGTTCAGACGGAGCAATCGAAATATTCGAAATGCCCAATAAAGATAGAGATGGAAAAGTATTCCAGAATAGATACATAGGTGGGATAGATCCAATTGATAATGATTATACTATCGGTGGATCCTTAGCGTCTATAATTATATTTGATTTATGGACTGATAAGATTGTAGCAGAATATACTGGTCGTCCAATGATGGCTGATGAGTTTTATGAAACATGTTTGAGGCTTACTACATTTTATAACGCTCAAGCAAATTACGAAAACAACCTCAAGGGTTTATTTTCATACTTCTCCAATCACAATGCTTTGTACTTATTAGCAGATAGTCCTGACATATTACGTGATATGGAGATCGTTAAGAGCACTTTATATGGAAATAGAGCAAAAGGTACACGGACGACTAAAGAAGTCATTAAATTAGGAAAGACGTTGCAGAGACAATGGATGCTTACTCCATATGAGGAGGAAAGATATGATGAGAAAACTGGTGAGACTACCACAATGAGTATTCCTAATTTGCGAAGAATAAGAAGTATTGGATACATTAAAGAATGTATTGCATGGAATCCTGACATAAATACAGATAGGGTTTCTGCAATGGATATGGTGATGATACTTAGAGAAGATAGGGCTAAGATGACTGAAAAGTACGAGGAGCCTAGAAATGAGAATAGTGCAACATTTTTTCATGACGATGAGTTCTTAGACTCTAACTGGCAGAAAGCAATGGCCAAGATGGGTGGAGAGGCTAATGATGGATTTGGAATGATTTAGCTATAATAGAAGTGATGGAATATTTAAGATATTCCTTAAATTTACATAATATAACATAAGATATGTCAGAAGTAAGAAATTTTCCTAGTCAAAAGTTATCCTATAAGCAAAAGGGTAAGCAATGGCGTAAAGACCATTTAGATTGGGCTGACAGTAATAGTTACTTAAGTAATAATGCTGTTCGAAGGAAATTAAAACAAAAAATCATAAACCTTAACCTTTACAATGGCAAGGTAGATGTGCGTGATATGAAGTTAATCCTTAATCCGGGTGGATTAGAGAAATTCTTTGTGCCAGATGCTATCCAGCATTATCCTATCATAACTCCAAGAGTGAATGTTCTTGTGGGTGAAGAGAAGAGACGTAAGTTTGACTGGTCAGTTCAGATCATCAATCCTGATACTATATCTAAAATAAAAGAAGATAAAAAAAAACTTGTAGATGCTAAGTTAATGGAAATGCTCCAGTCGGATGTTTCTGATGACGAGCTAGAAAAAGAATTAATCAAGTATGGTGATTACATTAATTTTGACTACCAAGATATAAGAGAAAAAAGAGCTAATCTTTTGATGCGTCATTACATCAATAAGTTAGATATGAAGATCCAATTCCAACAAGGTTTCAAAGATGCCTTAATTATGGGAGAAGAAATCTACATGTTTGATATTGTTAATGGTGAAGTTGTATTTGAAAAATTAAATCCACTTAAAGTACATACGTTACGTGGCGGCTACTCAAATAGAATTGAAGATTCAGATGTAATCGTATTAGATGATTTCTGGAGTCCAGGTAAAATTCAAGATACTTTCTATAACGACCTAAGTGAAATGGAAGTTAAGAAACTTGATGAAGGTAAATGGAACAGTGGTACTACTAATTTAGATGGTGTTACTGAAGCTGTTGATGATGAAGAAGGATTAAGGTTATTGAATAGAGAAGCTATGGATTCTTATATAGAATCTACCGGTATCTACGATTCAAAAGGAACTGAAGGTAGAAACAGTTATTCTGATACATACGGAAATGTAAGAGTATTGAGAATGTTCTGGAGAAGTATGAAGAAAGTGCTTAAGGTAACTTACTTCGATGATCTAGGAAAGAAGCAAACAAAATTTAGAGCTGAAGATTATATAGTTGATAAAGCTATGGGAGAAACTGCAAAAGCAATGTGGATCCCTCAATGGTGGAAAGGTGTTAAGATAGGTGAAGATACTTACTTACAGATTAAACCAAAAGAACTTCAGTATAACAAAATAGATCAACCAAGTTTCAACTCGTGTGGAATTGTTGGTCAAGTATATAATTCAGGTGATGAAGAATCTGTAACATTAGTTGACAGAGCAAAACCATTTCAGTATCTTTATGATATATCATGGTACAGAGTAAACGAGGCTTTAAGTAAATACTTAGGATCTATCGTTGAATTAGATTTAGCAAAAGTTCCAACTGGATGGTCAGTAACCAAGTGGTTGTACTTTGCACGTAAGTCTGGTATCTCAGTAGTAGATAGTTTTAAAGAGGGACAGAAAGGAATGGCTAAAGGAAAATTAGCTGGATCAGTTGGTAACACAACTGGAAGAGTATTAGAACAACGTGTTGGTGACTTCATTCAAACTCATATCGAGATGATGGAATTTGCTAAAGCACAAATGGATGAGATTACAGGTGTTTCGAGACAACGTTTAGGGCAAGTCGAGAATAGGGAGACTGTTGGCGGTGTAGAAAGAGCTGTATCACAATCTAATCATATTACTGAAGAGTTATTTACTTTGCATGATTATTGCAAGAAGAGATGTTTTCAAATGCTTATTGAGACTGCAAAAATTGCACTCAAAGGTAGAGAGATGAAATTCTCTTATATAGCTGACGATATGACTCGTCAAATTGCAGAGATAGATGGTGATCAGTTTGCCGAAGAAGAGTATGGGTTACAAGTATCTAATGATGATGAGATAAATCAATTGCAACAAAAGTTAGATGGAATGGTACAGATGGGATTACAAAACCAAATGTTATCTTTCTCTACTGCAATTAAGATTTACAATTCTCCATCAGTAAGAGAGATCCAAAGACTTATCGAAAAGGATGAGCAACAAATGAAAGAATCACAAGCTAAAGCAGGTGAGGATCAGCAAAAACAATTACAAGCTCAAATGGAGCAGCAAGCTATTGCTGAACAAACAGCACAAAACCTTGACTTACAGAAATTCAACAGAGAGGATGAGACTAAGCGTTATATAGCTGAAATGCAAGAAGAAACTAAAAGACTTGTTGCTGAGAATAATGATAGAGGTGTTGAGAATGATGACTCAGATTTTGATAAGTTCGAGAAAGAATTAGGAATTAAAAAAGAAAGTCTTTCTAACGATATGTCAAAACATAATGATGTAATGAACAGGAAGGATAGGGAATTAGATATTAAAAACAAACAAGCAAATAAATCAGCTGTAAAATAAAATAATAATGAGACAAACTCAAAATCAATTTTTTGGATTAGACTCAGCTAAGCATCCTTCATCAGTTCCTGGATCAATATATATTGCAACAGACACTAAGAAGATTTATGTTTATGATATCTATGGAAAGCCAAAGCTAGTAAGTGGTTCTGGAGGTGGAGGTGGCTCTATCTTAACGGTGGATTTTTTTACCGACCTACCTAATGGTGTTGACAACGATTCAACAGCATTTGTTTTATATAAACAGGGAACTAAATGGCTACCGGGAAGTTTAGGCGGAACATATTACCCTGCTGGATGGTATATTTACAGAGCTGGAAATTGGACATCAATTGAGGTGCCGGTTGATGAGGAGTTAAAAAATTATGGAGATCTAATAGCAGGCAA